CGCCCGCCAAAGGCGGCGTGACTGTTCCCCTGAAGAGGTAGGGGTGCAGGGGTGAGGGGGCAGCAGCCCCTTCCCCTTGCATTTCACTGATATTTTTAAGAAAAACAACAATTTTACATTGGGGTCAACTGTGCAGCAGACGATGGTCCCGGATAACTGGAACTTCAACGGTAGTAACCCGTGCCTGCACCATGGCGGTAACTATAACCAGAACCAGAATCACGGTCCGTTCTACGTCAACTACAACAGAACGTCGAACTCGAACGACAACATCGGCTGTCGCATCCTTGCTAAGCCACAGGCTAACCCTCCATTTGGTAGTAGGGGTTCCTCACCCTTTCTATATCGCACGGTTGACCGCACAGCACTTGCTGAAGAAAAGCCGACAGGACACAGCTTAGTACACTTCGGGCCAGGTCTCGCCTTGGAACACCCCGCGGCGCTGGAACGGTTGTGAGGCTACAAGGAGGAAAAACATCCCTGATGAAACGAGTTCGAGTTTACAAAGAGATCATATCGGACGAAAACCTTCGTCTGGCAATTCAGGAAGTGAACGCCGGCCATCGGCGAAACGGCAATCACAGCCTGAACAAAAAGGTCATTGAGATCGAAAATAATATGGATGAATATGTGGAGAAGCTCCGAGCATTCATCCAAGGTCTGGTCGACGGAGACGAGCACATGCACCCTCCCCTCAAGCGACGGCGCTGGGACCGCAACGCGGACAGCGGTAAAGGCAAATGGAGAGACATCAACGAGCCGCTTCTGTGGCCGGACCAATATGTTCACCACGCTGTTGTGCAACCGATGATCCCGCACATTATGCGGAGCATGGACCGGTACTGCATCGCAAGCGTCCCCGGCCGAGGGAACTCCTATGGCGTCAAGGCATTGAAGAAGTGGATGAAGAACGATGTGGAGGGCACAAAGTATTGTTGCGAGTGCGACATCTACCACTGCTTTGAGGAGCTTGATCCGCCGTATGTCATCGAAGCCTTGAAGCGGGTGTTCAAGGACACCGAAACGCTCTGGCTGTGCGACGCCATTATGGAATACGGAGTTCTCATCGGCGCATTCTTCTCCGCATGGTTTCTCCATTTGACACTCCAGCCCTTAGACCTGATGATCCATCAAAAGCAGTATGGCGTATCACACTATCTGCGGCAGATGGACAACTTCACGATCTTCGGCTCCAACAAGCGAAAGCTGAGGAGGCTGCTGGAGGATATCAAGAAGTGGCTTGCCGAGATCGGAATGAAGATCAAAGGTAACTGGCAGATATTCCGCGTCGGGTTTACGCCCAAAGTCGAAAGAGCGCATCGGGCTTTGTCGAAGAAAAAGCAGCGGCACCGCCGTCCGCGCTTACCATCGGCTCTTGGATACCGATTCGGACACGGTTACACGATCTTGCGAAAGCATAATCTATTCCGGCTCAAGCAATCGCTTCATCTTTACTACTACCGGCGAGACAGGAACCGCGTCATCTCATTCAAGAGGGCTTCGGGGCTGATCTCACGGCTCGGACAGCTTCGCAAATGCAATCATCAGCAGGTTTTGGACAGGCACTATCAGCCCAAGACGATGTTTGCACTGAAGAAAGTCGTCCGAAAGGAGTGCAGAAGACTTCAGGCATTATATCCGCCATACCAGGCGGCATAAAAAGGAGTGATTTTCATGAAAGTACAGGGAATGGTCAACCCCGGCAGCTTTACTGTGGAGGAGATCCCCGGTACCAAACGAAGTCTTGTCCGTCTCTACCAGAATGTGGAGGCGTGCAAGATCGCTAAGGATGCCGAGGACAAGGAAGGTCTTGACGGGTTCCAGTATGACGAATACTGCGTTGAGGTCGAGAGTTGGCCCGGACTTGCTGCCAGCGTGCGGGAGAACTATGACACCTACCTTGCAAAGGGTAAGGACAACGAGGTCGACCGCAGTAACGATGCGTTGTTCCGCGCTCAGAAAAACACAGACTCCATCGTCCAGGATACGGACGCGATGAGCGTGGATCACGAATACCGACTGACCCTGCTTGAGCTGGGTCTTACGGAATAATTGAGAAAGGAGGAAAACGACTATGCTGTATCGCACTCTGAAGCGCATGATCGAGCGCGGCCAGACCAACGGCCTTGAGGAAAAGATCGACATTTTCTTCGCAGCCGGCAAGCTGACCGAAAGCGAGTATCAGGAGCTCATCGCCATGCTCAAGGCAGAATGAACGCACCGGAGGATTGAGATGTGACTATTCAAGAGATTTTAGCCGGCGGGGGCGGTCTGCTCCTGATCCTTATGACCCTGGTGCAAATCGCCCCCGTCAAAATCAACCCCTGGTCGGCACTCGCCAAAGCTATTGGCAAGGCGATCAATGCTGACATTTCAAAGCGCCTCGACGAGATCGAGAAAAAGCTGGACTCACATATCAAAACGGATGATCAAGGCCGGGCCGATGACTGGCGAGCGGCGATCCTTCGCTTTAACAATGAGCTGCTTCGTCCGATCCGTCATACGAAGGAAGAATTTGTAGAGGTACTTGGGTATATCGACAAGTACGAGCATTATTGCGAAAAGAACCCTGAGTATCCAAACAGCCGCGCTGAAATTGCCATTGAGAACATTCGAGAGGTGTATAAGGTCCGGCTGAAGAAACGAGACTTCCTTCAGGACGAGGATAAGAAGGAGGTGACGGCGCTGTGAGCAGGTGGGGCATCGGCCTTTCCGAGAAAATGAAAGCCTGCAAAGAAGCAGAACCGTTCACTGATATTTTGGAGGGGGATGGGGGTGTTCCTGAAAAGGACCCCCCGTCTTCTTCCAAAGCAGGGTTCAAGGTCACCACGATGAAGATTATCGTGTGGGTCTGCATTCTCAACGGACTTGCATGGGTATGGTGCAGCTATATCCTTGCATTGCTCGGACGGGAGCAGATCGCAGAGGCCTTGTCACAGGTCGCGCTCAAGGAGATCATCGGCGTGGTGCTGATCTACGGTCTCAAGGCGCTGTTTGAAAACCTGAGCAAGAACAACTCATGGCCTGACAAGGGGAACTCTACTCCGCCCGAAGACGGGGCGGGATAACAGGAGGAAAAGAATATGGAGAGTGTACTGAACTGGTCTGTCATCATCAGCATCATTGGCGTGCTGGTGGTGCTGACGAACATTGTGGTACAGGTACTCAAGAAAGTAACCTGGGACAAGCTGCCGACGAATGCTCTGGCGATGATCGTTTCGCTGGTGCTGACACTCGGCACTTTCTTTGCATATTGTTCCATCAAGGGGATCGCTGTTGTGTGGTATATGGTGTTTGCCGCGGTGGTCCTCGCGTTCATGGTGGCTTATGCGGCAATGTTCGGATTTGACAAGCTGAAAGAAGCACTTGCGCAGATCCATAAGTAGTGATTAGAGGTCGAAAAAGGTGTAGGAGAGCCGGTTATTTCTTGACTACTCCTACACCTGTGGCCTAAAAGTGGCTTGTGGACTGGATTGGATGCTT